TGGTATTGTGTGTCTTGTGTGGGGTGCTGGGGTGTGTGGGGTGCGTTTCAAGCCATCGGGAGGCTCAGCTCGTGTTTGTCCTCATCAAGTCTAAACGCACCCCACGCAACCCACCACCTCAATTAAGGGCTCTGGATTGACGGGGTCTTCCCCAGCCCCTTGCTCCGCATCGCCACCCTCCGTGCCCTCCGCAAGGTCGGCAATAACGCACCTCAGATGATGGAGGCTCTCCCAGAGCGGATGCCCGTCCGCAACCTCATCAAGCCACTCTGAAGGCTCTTCTCCCTCTGGCGGAGTGATGCCCTTCTTCTTCAAGAACTTCAGCATCATATCCTCGGCGATGGCGTGGCAGTAATACCACGCATCCGAAAGGTCTTCCCCAAACGGAACGGCGTTATAGACAGAGGTGATACGCTTGTTGTATGCGTTGTGGATACGCTTCTGCTCGGCAGACATAACATATGACATCTTGTTGGCTTAGTTGCTTCTTTGGCGACTTTGAGACATAAGACACGGCTCCAAGTCATTTCAATTTTTTCTGTTTTCCCAGAGCTCACCGTAGCTACTCTATCTAAAACTCCATCTCAGGAAACCGCATCTTCGCAACGGTCTTGAGGTTCTCATTACTATCAGCAAAGAGCATATCAATCAGAGTGCGGTCGTTCTCACGACCAATCACCAAGAACTTCATATCCCCCTTACAATTCATAAGAGTTTTGAACGACGCAATCCACTCTTCCATCTCAGGCTCACTGTTGAACTTGAGATAGAGCATTCCCACACACGGACGGTCGCTCGTCTTCTTCATATCTACAATCGCCTTCACAAGCTCCGCAATAACTTCGTAGCCCTCCTTCTTTGAGGAGATAATCTTAGGAAGCTCAAGAGGCGTAATAGAAGCGGACATCCTTTTTTTGGAACTGGGAAAGGGGGCGAACAGGACTTCATTTTTTTGGCGATTTTCCAAAAGAATTAGAAATCTGCGTCCATTTTGAAAGACATCTCTTCGGCACTCTTTCCAACGCCGGCAAGAGCATAGGTAGATACACGCTTCTCAAAGAAGTTGTCTTTACCTTCCAGAGAGATGCGTTCCATAAACTGGAACGGGTTCTTACTGTAATAGAGCCTCTTGTATTTCAATTGAAGTAAGAGGCGGTCTGCTACAAATTCAATGTATTGTGCCATCAGAACACTATTCATCCCAATCAGAGAACAGGGAAGAGCATCTATGATGAACGCCTTCTCAATCTCCACAGCCTCACGCATCAGAGCCTCAGCCTCCTTATCTGATAGAGGGTTCTTCAGCTTAGAATACAAGAGGCAGGCAAAGTCCGTGTGAAGACCCTCGTCTCTTGAGATGAATTCATTAGATATAGTCAGACCAGGCAATACGCCACGGCTCTTGAAATAGAAGATGGCACAGAATGCTCCGCTGAAGAACACACCCTCTACAATCGCATACGCCATCAGACGGGACGCAAAGGATGCCTTGCGGTTTAACCACTTCAGAGCCCACTCTGCCTTCTTCTCCACATACGGCATCGTGGTAATAGACCGCAAGATTTCCAGCTTCTCTTTCTTGTCCGTGATGTATGTGTCTATCAGACGGCAATAAGTCTCAGAGTGGCAGGTCTCGTTTGCCATCTGCTCCGCATAGAAAGCCTTTGCCTCTGGCAACTGAACCTCGTCTGAAAAATTCGCAACAAGGTTCTCATTGATAATCCCATCAGACCCCGCAAAAAATCCCAAGATGCGTTTGACAAAGTGCCGTTCGTTGTCTGAGAGCTTCTCAAGGTCTTTCATATCCTTGGAAGTATCCACCTCTTCCACTATCCATCGGACTGAGACCAGGTTCTTATACATAGTAAAGATGTCAAGATGCTCTATTGGGAATAAGATAAAGCGGTGAGGATTGGGTGTTAAGATGGGCTCCATTCTACAAGGGCGGGGGGAATGAAAAAAGGGCTTTCGCCTCTTTTCTTTGTTTTTAAGATGTTTTTTACCTTTGTTCTTAGTATTTAATCCATATCTGACGGAGGAGGGGTCTTACAGTCCTTGATGAAGGCAAGCATTGCGTAGCAGGTGTCAATGTTCTTGATGTCAGACACCTCCTTCTCGCCACCGAGCATCAAGCCCGTGCGTGGGTCAATAGGGTCGCAAGTCCCGTCCGTGTAGCAGATACACCCAGTCTGACGGATGCCACGCTTGACGATGGTAATACCGTGCTTCTTGAGGTAGTGGGTCAGCATCCACTTCGGCTCCTCGCCAAGACGAGCCATATAGTCGTCAAACTCAGCCTCCTTCTGCTTGCTGAGGTCGCCGTCCTTGTCCCACTTGTCGTTGCGGTCGTAAGAGCCATAGACGGGGCAGATGGTGAGCTTGCCGTCATTGGGTTGCTTCAGCATCTCATCAGCACCCTTCTTGACCGCCATACAGAAATTGCGGAATGCGTCGTGCGTGTCATACTGGGACATATATGTCCGAACTTGCTTCCCACGAGCCTCGTCCCACCAGTTCTGGAACATCAACTCAACGCCCTCGGGCTCAGGGGAAGTCATACGGGTCGTGCGGGTCATCTTAACGGAGGAAGCACTCATTCTTGTTTGTGGAATGATTTTCGGGGCGGGCTGGCTGTCAATTTTTTGTGGCGATTAACTTGGGCTCTGTTCTTCTTGGAACGGAGCTTCTTGACTTGCTTTTGATACAAAAAAGGAAGCCCAACCAGACTTCAATTTTTTGCCTTTTTCCTCTTAGTTGTATTGCTTTTGTTTAAATTTTTAGACGACGGTGATTGCGACCTCGCACGGGCAGAGGCTCTTCAGCAGGTTCTTTGCCATCTCAGAGTGAGAGAAGGCAATCTGACCCTTCTTTGCCAAGACAAGCACCTTTGCCTCGTTGGTCTCATTCTCCATCGCATCCAGATAGATTTGAGAGGTCATACGCCAGTAGAGAATATCACCGGCGACACACGCCCAAATCAGCTTGAGCGTGTTCTCGCTTGAGGTATTGACACCCGCACGCTTGACAATTCCAGAGCGGTATGCGTTCCAGAACTCGTCGCCAAAGATGGTGGAGATGGTAAGACCCGTATCACGCTGAAACAAGACGCTCAGACCAAGGGCTTGGTCTGGGGAGATGCTATTGAGGCAGTCGTCCCAAGAGACTGTGTCGTTCTTTGTAATCTTGACAATCGTGCCCTTTGTAGCACCCGCACGAAGGCAGGCGACAAGACCCTTGGGAATATAGTTCATCACGGGTGCTCCCAGCCCAGCAGGAAGCAAGACCTCCCGTGTGATTGATGTAGCGATGTCTTGGGGCAGAGCCTTGAGGCTCTGGAACTGGCTCTGAAGGGAGGCGATAGAAGAGTTCATTCTGGCGATTAACTTGGTAAGTTCTTCTTTGGAACTTGGTTTTGATACTTTGAAATGGGCGGGACGGGCGTTCAATTTTTTGTGAAAAATGATTTTTTGTCCTATAAATCTTTTCTATCCGTTTGTTTTGTCCTATAAATCTTTTCTATCTTTTTTCTGGCTCTGTTTCAGATGTATATCGCAATTCCTTCTTATCACAGAGCTGTGCTCTTTGGGAAGAAGACTTACCAGATAATCAAAGCCTCCGAAGCAGAGGCTATTACAACGGTCTTTGTCGTTCAAGAGGAGGTTGATGAATACAGAAGGCTCTACCCGGACATCACCTTCGTCGTGGGTCTTAAGGGGCTCTTGCCACAACGGAAGATAATCTACGACCACTATCCAGAAGGCTCTCACATTCTTTCAATGGACGACGATATTGACTACCTCTTGACAATCAAGAACGAACGCACTCTTGACATCCGCTCCGTCGCCCAGAGGGGCTTTGAAGGCTGTGTGAAGAACGGATGTCGCCTCTGGAGCATCTATCCCGTTGCCAATCCGTTCTTTATGAAAGAGGAAGACACGACTACTCTGAAATTCTGCGGAGGCTGGTTCTATGGCTTCATCAAGAAGGGCGACTACCTACCAATCCCAGAGCCCCATCATAAGGAAGACATCTATCGGACTTGCTCTTATTACAGAGCAGACGGCAAGGTGTATCGTCTGAATGATGTTTGTGCCAAGACCAAGTTCTTGCGTGGCGACAGCATCATCCCCTCCGTTCAAGAGCACGAAAGAGCTTCTGATATTATTGTTGCGGAGTTCCCAAGCTGGGCTAAGAAGTATCACCGCAAGAACGGCTTTCCAGAGGTAAGGCTCCGGTTGAAAGTTTAGTTAAACACCTAAAAATTGAACGCCCGTCGCCCCGTTTTCCAGCATCCCAAACAAGATGAACTGCTCTATGTCCCTTCAGAAGCAGAGCAACGGAACTATCCACGCTGAGGTTGGTCTGATTGACGCTGAGACTGGTAAGCCCTTGAAATTAGATGTATTCATCTCCGCAACGGAGCGTGAGGTCAAGAAGGGGATGTCTGTCATTCAAGAGGGCATCTTGCGGACTGCTGGTAAGAACTACGCCAAGGACGGAGACCGCATCATCGTCATCAAAGAGCCAACGGGGTTCGCCTTCCACTTCAAGCAAGTCGCCAAGCCCTTCTCTTCTGGCACGGTCGGTGGTGGCATACTTAAGATGTGTAAGTGGATTGAGGCTCACTCTACTTACAAATCTAACGAACTGTTTCGTATCTATCTCACCAGAACCGACCGTCTGACTATGGACTTCTGTGCGGGTGTTCTTGGCAAGATGACTATGCTCTTGCCAGACGCTACTTTCATCACAATGAAAAACATTCCTAAGCCCAACCGCTTCTCTGGAAATTGCTACAAGAATGCTTGGTCGGAGTTCAAGAACACTGGTAATGAGCCAGTTATTGCTATGGAGTGCTGTCTTGGGTTGTCTGGCTGTGCTATTATTGTCCCCCACGCCCTTAATTATAACAAGGAGACTGATACATACTACGACACCACCTCTGACAGCAGTATGCGGGTCATTGACCGGATGGGCTGGATTATTAAGAGGGGAAAGGCTCTTATGGACTGGTATGCCATCTGGAACGATGATTGGAAAAAGACGGAGCAGTTTGCCAATACCGTTGGTGGCTACGACTTGCTCTGGATGGATGACAAGATGATTACCGTCCATACTCTTGGCATTGATTGCGACCGTATCAATGAGGTCAAGAGGCTGGACTATGTGCTCGTGGAAGACCTTGAGCCGTTGGCTCTCAAGGGCAAGGAGGTTGAGAAGGCTATGGGCTAAGGGGTGCTGGGGTGCGTGGGGTGCGTTTTCACTCTAACACCAATAAAATACCATTCACACGGAACAACTTGAAACGCACCCCACGCACCCCACCACCCCAACAAACGGATACATATTCAAATCCAAATCATCTCTATAAATACTATTTGGGAAATCTAAATCTATAGTCGGCAGAGCGACTGTATTTTTTTCTGGAGATGGCAAGAACTCCTTTCTCACATAAGTCAATTCAATCACATCTGGAATTCCATTAGACGCAAGACCGTTGTTATTGCCGTGGGCGTGTATGATGTAGTGCGTCTTTGCCAGCTTCTCAAGACACTTGATTTTGTCTGGAAGAACACAGAGCCAGCTGTCATCGTTAATACCGTGGAACTCTATGACTATCTGTTTGAACTTCTTCAATTGGGCTTCTTCAAGATGTAAGAGCCAAGCGTATTCACCGCCCTCTATATCCATCTTTAAAAATATAGAGTTGTATTTCTCAATTAAGAAAGACAAGTCCGTATTACTTTCATCATTACAGTCTCCTATGTTCTTCTTGAAGAACTGGATGTCTCTTGCGTATTCAGACGGATACTGTTCTATAGTTCCATCAAAGCCGTAATTGTTGGTCGTCTTGTATTTCTCTATGAAGTCTCTGGAGAAGCTCTCTTCATCAGATACGCCAGCAGAGATATAACAGTCGTATGTGCCGTCTAACTCTGCGAAGACATAACCACCATCAGCATTCACACCGCAACGGGTCTTCTTGTCAAACCTATAGACTTCTAATAATTCAAGCTTCATATACTATTGCCCCGGAAAAGTTCTTTTAGTAATTACGACTATGGCTGTATCTGTAATTCTCAGACCAATCCATAGGTCTTGAATAGTGGCTCTGATACACATCAGAAAATCGTTTCTTGGAGGCAACCCCGTTGTCTAAATACCAATTGTTGATGCCCGCATATTCACAAATCAGATGGAAGCTTCCACCGGCAACCATTATATGTCCCCACTTTGGCATTCGGGGGAAGAGTTCTTCTACGATTAAGAACATAGGGATGAGCCCAGCTCCGACAACAACTGCCTCTTGATATAATCTCAACTTCAACTTGGGGTCTTCCATCTATCTACTCAAAGGAAACTATAAAGGGATTTTTTGGGGGTTCTGGTGCGACCTTTATTATATATTTATTAAGAACCCGTGTCTTACCCTTTGGGAAACGATTACCTTGCTGTATGAGCTCTGTGTTCTTCTGACTTATCTTCAAGAATTTTGCTATTTCGGCAATATCTTTGAATTCCTTTTGATATACCAGACTTCCACTCATACTCATCTTTAGAAGTAGCAACCCGGGGACTTTGTCTTCAGCAGTCGGCTCTTCCATTACTCTAATTACTTTTGTTATATTAAAATCCTTATCCTAACGCAGATATGGCAACGGCTGCGATGTTCTTACTGCCAGCAATATTTGATGAGTTTGGAGGCGGTGGAGGTGGCGGTGGAGGTGGTGGCAACGATGGAGGTGGCTACAACGATGCCCCTCCGGATTACAAGGAAACTCAAGATGCCGTAAATCGCCAGAGAGACGAAGGACAGAAGGCAGTTAATCAGCTTGCTGAGACTTTCAAGGCACATAATGAAGGTCTTGTCAAACGCATTACAAAGACAGAGGAAACAGCAGTAGCACAGCTCAATAAACAGAAGGAGGTCTTCAAGGCAAAATCCGTAGATGTCAAAGATATTAAGATGCCCGGTCTTGACCCCAATGTATTACTCTACGGCGGATTAGCCTTCGGCATTATGGCTTTATTTATTGTTATGAAGAAGTGATTTTTTGGCTGAGTTATTTCAATCCTTCAAGTATAAGATGAGTTCAACCGGCTTCCAGGAGAGAGCATTACAGAACCGTTCGGCTATTTCCATCATTTCGCCCACGAGCAATGAGCGTCTCCCGGTAAGACAGCGTCTGCTTGATGGTCGTGTGGTTTCAGTCCCCCCTCACCAGGTTGCCGTTCTTTCCGAACAGCCTAACCTTGTGCTTGTAAATCCCCAGACCAGCGTCCCTACGGGTGCTTTTGCTGGGTCAGAGACTTTCTGCGACTTTGAACTACCCGACCAGCTCCACATCATCACTGGTCTAACGGTTGCGTTCAATATGGGCTTCTCAGACAACTCCGGCTGTGCTCTTGCTCCCACCCCTTATTGGTGCTCCAGAATTGAAATTTACGCTGGAAAAGACATCATTGAAACATTATATAATGAGGCTGTCTATAACGACGCTATTGCTTGGCGTGATATTCAGAACCGCCGTGAGTGGGCTGACCCCCTTAACTTCACGGCAGACCTTGACACCGCCCTACCTCTTGCCCTCCAGTTGCCCTATGAGAACACTTCCACACTCGTGGATGGCAATGGCAACCCCACTCCCCTCCTCTGGAACAACACGGACAACGGCACAATCTTCTACCTACCCCTCAGCTGTTGCCTCACCCAGGGCAAGGTGTTTGCCTCTGGTTTCGTCGTCCCCTTCCGTGTCCGCCTCTACTTTGCTCCACGCATCGTAGATACAAGCGTTGGCTCTAACACCACACAGCCCACTCTCCAGCAGGTTCAGATTTGGGTCTCCGAACAGCAGTTGTCCTCTGTCAATTTTGAGGCGAAGCTCAGAGAGCACCGCAACGGCAATGTATTATACAAGTTCGTAATGAAGGACAGATATATGGTTGCGTTCAACTCCACGCCTCTCAGTGCCTTTATCACACAGCTCAAGGCGTTCAAGTCTCTATGTGCGGGTCTTGTATTCACACTCACAGACCAAGACCAGAACACAAACCCCAACAAGGCTCAGCTCCGCAGTCCCACTGTTGCGGGCACTGGCTCATCCCTCTGGTCTGCCTCTCAGAGCTCTAACCTTGGCACAATCACCCAGGCTCAGCTCCTTGATGCGGTTGGTCGTCGTATGACAGAGGTTCTTCCCGACACTGTTCTCCGTCGCTTCGTTTTCCCCAAGCACATCTCAAGCGACTACTCCGTCTATAAGCAACAGTATATCTTCCCATTCAGCTCTGACTTTGGTGAGACGGTTCGCAACGGTGTCAATCTTGGCTACGCCCAGCTCACAACGCTGGAACAGCTCTCAATCACACCCATCGGTGCTGGTTCAGTAATGCTTACAATCTACGCCTACAACTACGCCACTCTCTCTTGTAATGGCGGTGTCCCTCAAATCACTTACACTTAAATTGTCTAACAGGATTAGATGGCTTATAAACTTGTTTCTATCGTGTCTTCAGAGAAGGCAGGAAAGAAACTCAAGGCGACCTTCAAGGATAGTGAGACTGGGCGAACAAAGACAACACACTTCGGTGCGTCTGGTATGGACGATTACACAAAGACCCACGATACGGAGCAACGGGCAAGATACAGACAACGGCATTCAAAAGACCTCAAGGGAGACCCGACAAAGGCAGGCTACTTGAGTATGTTTATTTTATGGGGCAACTCAACATCAGTGAGAGACAATATCTCATCTTATAAGTCTCGGTTTAATTTATAGAGAAACAATTTAAAACCCCAAGGTAGAATGGTGCTTCGCAACTCTACTTTAGTGTTGAATAGTAAGGACAGAGATGTTGCTACAGACCCTACGAACAATTTTTCAATCACTCTTGCCCGTCCGGTCTTTAATGTAGTCAAGGCAGAGTTCCGATACTTCTTTCTTGAGAACGGCATCTGGAATATTGATAGTGAAGGCAATCAGTTTCAGATTAGTTTTACAGAGATTGCCACTGGCACTACAACATCAGGCTCAGTCTTCATACCACCCGGCTATTATTCTCAAATCGCTCTCTGTAATGCTATTCAGCAACAATTAGACGATGTGGTAAATGGAGGTATGGACGGTGTTGAGATTAACGCCTCTGGACGACTTGTCTTTCAGAGCACGCTCTATACTTTTATTGTAGGGTTTATATTTGGAAACCCAATTCAAGAAACAACTGCGGGACTTCTTGGGTTTGATGTTGGCTCTTGGAGCAGTGCTCCCACAGGGGCAGGTGAAGTAGTTCAGAGCCAGAACGAAGTTTCTATTGCGTCCTACCCCTATATTTTTCTTCAGTCCAGTAAATTACAGAACCAGTTGCTGACCTCTTCAACACTCAGTGCCTTTGCTATTGTTCCTATGACTTCTTCATTACAAGGTATTGGCAATACAGATGTGTCTTTGGGAACAACCTACGATGCCGGTTCATATCCTCTTGATGCCTCTTATTTCACTCAGCCTATTACACTTGACAGAGTTGATATTCGTCTTGTTGATGACCGTGGGGTTCTATTAGACACCCGTGGCAACGATGTCAGTATTGTTGTCCGTCTGGCTCACACTGTCTAATTGGCTCAACCAAAAACAGCGATTTTCGGTCAATTCTTTTTCTGCCCGGCAGATATAGAAATGACTAAAGCCACGGATGAGCTCAAGGCTACAATTCTAAGGGAGAAAGGGTCTATGACGACTACGGGCTTAGCTGAGAAATACAAGCTCAGCCAGTCCTCTGTGCGTCGTATTATCCGTGAGGATAGAGAGAAGGACGACAAGAAGCGGGTCAAGATGGATTTACCCCGAATTGAAATGAAGGAGACTATTCCCGATATTGTATTCAGACGCTCTACAGAGCCCATCAAGCTGGAGGGATTTAGTCTGGCAGATAAGTCTCAACCCGTGGCAGATGGGAACACTATTGAGGCAGAAGTTGAGAAAATTAACTCAGACGAACAAGGAGACACAGACGACTTCATCAAGACCTTCGTTGATGACGCTAATAGAGAGGCTGAGGAGGCTGAGGAAGCCGATGACGACGACGACGGATACGAAGAGCCCCCTACCCCCGCTATGTTCGGCTCAGCCTCCAATAACGCCCGGCTCAACAAGCTTGCCGAACTTGAAATGGAGCGACAGGCTCTTGAGGCTGGGGACGCTATTGACAGGCTGTTGGGCGACGACGCAACAGAAGCCGTCAAGCAGTCCAGAGGCAAGCCCACCGCAGTAGATGAGGCAAAGCGAATTGAAGATGAGGCAGAGCAACGCTCCAAGTATCTCAGCAGGATTTACTTGAATGTAATCAACTTCTCCGACCATCTGCCTTTTATTAAGAACCAGGAGAAGTTCCTTACCAGTCTTCACCGAAAGAGCACGAAGGAGCTTATTGCGTTGTGCCAGATGATTGAGACGCAACGGTCTCTTGGGAATGTGGCGAACCAGATGAAGCACTCTTACTTTATGGTCTGTCGTGGGGCTGAGTTGCTCTCACAGAAGTATGCCAAGATGAAGACACAGGGCTTTACGGATGAGATGCTGAAGAAGGAGCGTGAATTGAATATGATATTCCAGGAGATTGCCATTGAGAGTGCCGACACTCTCCGTGCCTATACCACTCCGACAATGCGTCTTGCGATGCTTACGGCATCCACGCTGATGGCTGTAGATAATAACAATCGGGTGCGGGATTTCAAGGAGCAGGTTGAAGCAAAACCGGTCAATTCAGTCATTTCAGAGGAATATAGTGATATTTAGTGAGTAGATTTTCTCTATTTTAAAAGGAAAACCTCCGGTATAAGATGAGTGCTCCATACATTCGTTCAATTGCTGGTGGTGCTGGTTCTGCGGGTCTTCTTGTTGTTCTTGGTGGTCGTGGCAATACTGCTATGGACTATGCCCGTCAGGCGGGTGCGGGTGGCATAGCGTGTGCTATTGGTGATTGGTATAAGGCGAATTATGGCGATGGTTCTATGGTCGGCTCCGTTATGAGCACAGCCATCACAGGCGTAGCCTTTGCCAGTATTAACAAGTTTGTTCTTGGGTCTCAGGACAGCTGGGGTGTCCTCACTGTTGGCGGTGCTGTGATTGATGTAGTTGCCGGCTTCATTGAGAACCCTCTTGCGTCTGCTCTTGGTCTATAATCGTCTTAATTTAATATGTGTAGATGTAGAAATGATTGTATCAAATACTATCTTTTTTACAGGTGTGATTGCGGTAATCGGTCTAACAATATATCTTTATAGATATGTAGATGCTACTAAGAAGAAGCTCCGTCAGAAACCTTCCGACGCTTTCAAGGATGAATACAAAGACCTTTGATGGGGGTGCTGGGGTGCTTGGGGTGCGTTTTGTCTTTATCACTAAGAACACCCTCCAACTCACGGGGCAACTGGAAACGCACCCCACGCACCCCACCACCCCACTTTGGTCTCATACAAGAGATATTCATATGGAAGCTTTCCCAGACAGATTAATCTATAGTATTCCGATATATTCAGAACAAGATAGATTAGGTTTCAATACAATTTCACTGTGTATAGCCACTCCCGAATATATCATTCCCAAGTGAATTGTTCTTTTTGGCTCCGCCATTACAAGGCTTCTTATCTTTACAGCCATTACAACAGGGTTTCTTCTCCCCGTATGTGCCATTGACTACGGCTGGTTTAATCATAGCAGTCAAATCGTGAAGAATTGTATTGGCTGATAGACGGGCATCGCAATTAAACAGCTCATCATACCAAGCAAGGGCTACATACCCGCCAACCAAGTATCCCACGACCACTACGGGTTGCTTCGGAGGTAAATACCAATAGAGACCCGCCAACGCCCCAGAATACACTAAACACTTCGGGTTGAATTCAAAAGGTCTGCTTGTGCCAACACCTCCGCCCATTCTACTATTTGAATTCTATTTTTATTGCTGGTTTTCCATCTCCCACTGGCGTAGGAATAGTATCTTTGTGTCTGTTAATATTAATCTTGTGAATACCGTTGGCAACCTCTGGCACAGAGCACTCATTGTCCTTGAATTTGGCTTGGTATTCACTCTTGAGAAAGTCGGGTATTGCCGGACTTATTTCCATTAGACGCTCTGACTGGTCTCTGACAATCTTCAATATATCCTTCGCCCGTATGCGTTCGTTCTGTGGCAAGCTCATCTCTACGCTTATGAATTTAGACAACTTCAGATATTGTATTCCCGCCATCCGATGCCCCTCTGTTCGCTTCGCCCAGCTGAAGAACTGTCCTATTGTGCTTAGCAACGCAGTGAAAAGACTTACGCCTCCCACTCCCAGACTGGCAGTCTGTGCGTCTGAAAACATAGAGGTGGAAGCTCCGCTTACAAACCCGTTAAGAGTGCTGAGGCATATAACCGGAAGTGCTATATATGTATTCAATTTACTATAGTGTGTCTCTGCTTTAGAGTGTAGCCAATACAGACCCGATGCCTTTTCCCCTTCATCCGCTATGATGTCCTCCAAGGATGCGTTCCAAGTAATCTCCTGCTGTTCTTCCATTCTTTTTAGGCAATCTATTTTTAAACGCAGTGATTAGAATGTCGCTCGTATATGCCAATAAGTCTGGAACGCTACAATGTATGGGAGGCTCTGTTAATCTTGCCAATATCGTAAAATCCTTTATGAACCCCGGATACGCAGGGTATGTCAATTCACTCAATAGTCTTGATGGAAACATAGACTTGATTTCATCAGACGAAAGTATTATTATTGATAAAACTGGAGGCACGGCTATTGATGCCTCTGGCAACGCTATTGATGCGTCTGGTAATAGAGTTCTAAATCTCAGAGTAGCTCCCGGTGCTGTAGCAGGGGTTGCCTCAGTTCAAGGAGTAAGCGGTGCTGTTCTACTATCATCACCAGATGGCACAATAAATATTACTGATGAAGGACAAACTATTAATGTAGTGGTGGAAGGTTATTCAGATGTGAAGCAGAGTATAGCAACACTTGAGAGCAATGTGGGTGTTCTTCAAGGACAATATGAGGCAAACGGAGTTGGAGATGTCGGCACATCAGCAGACACGCCTTCGTCCTCAACATCTCTCTGGGCTCTTTCTAAGAAAGCATATGGTCTCATTCCCATACAAGACTTTTCCAGTGCTGTTCTTGCTGTTCCAGTCGCTATGACTGCCAGTTTTGTAGATATTAGAACAATGGTTCTCACGACAACTCTTAGTTCCACGCCTATTATGGCGTGGGGGTCTATTACAATTAGAGAGACTGGTGGTGGTTCTGCCACCGCAACTGTTGAATACTTACTTCGTATCAATGGTATAGCAGGAGATATACATACCGCTATTGTGCCCCACCAAGGGCAACTTATCTTACCCGTTTTCTTTTTAGGGGCTGGCTCAGTATCACCAGGGAACACCAATATAGTTCTTCAGGCAAGAGCGTCAGCAGGAGCTTGCGTAAGAACCGCCTCTTCTGTTATGGCTATTGGAAATCCCACACCCGCTTAGCTTTCTAAGACAGCTATTGCCTCAATTATATTTGTAAGAATATCCCTTTGATGGGCTATTCTTTCACATAATTCATTGTTCTTACACTCTACCCATATGTCGCCCAGCTCTGCGTCTATCTTTCGCAAAATCTCTAATAGTCTCCAGAGGTTCAGTCGGGGCATCTCTAACCATTGAGGAGGAACTTCTTTTCGTCGGCTTTCACTATGAATAAGAAGTCTTCTGGCTTATTGGATTGCGTTGTATTGTCATACAAGATAAAACTATAGTCTTTGTTGGATTTTTCGGCAAAGGCAATAAAGTCCTTCTTGTCAATATTACAGATGCTTTCCCATATGCTTTCTAAGCCCTTTCTGTTAATACGACTGAAGAATATATAGTCTGAATTTTCTTTAATCGCAGGGGTCAAGAGGCGATTGGCGATTTGGCTCAGCAAAATAACAGAGATGTGGTAGTGGCGTGAATTCGCATACAAGGAGCGTATCATACGACTGCCTTCACCGCTCTTGTCTTTGGTCTCTCCAATACAGTCGTCCATAATCAAGAGCACCTCACGGATTTTCCCACGCTTGATGTCCTTTGCTTGGACTTCCAAGAGCTTCGTAATTGTGCTTTCCTTGTATGTTGTCAAGAGCTTCTTCGGCATATAGTCGTAGTCCTTATTCAGGCTCATACCACTGGTATTTGACATCACTATAACTTGATTGATTTTCTTCTGCTTTGCCAGCTCATAGACCAGATGACGCACTAAGAACGATTTTCCCGAATTACGCTTGCTGGCTATAGAACAAGAAAAAGGGGCTCTCATATTCTTTACGACATCTTCTACGGTATTGACAAAAGTCTCGTTTTCGTTAATCTCAACACCGTCAGTTGAGTTCTGTGGCTCATCAGTCTCTCCGTCGCTGTCTTCTATTACTTTTTCAAGGTCAGCCTTATCCATTCTATTTTATGAGAAACAAAAAAGTTCCTTAGTTATAGAATGGCAAAAGGAGGCAAACTTGGCAAGGGCAAAGGAGGCAACAAAGGAGGCAATCAGGGTGGCAATCAGGGTGGCAACAATCAGAACCGCAACAGACAGCGTCCTCCTCCACCCCCAGACGCAGGTGAAAACAAGGGAGCTTTCGGCGGAAGTCTTGGAGGCATAGCCCTTGGTGCTGGTCTCGGCTTCGGTGGAAGTCAATTATTCGGTGGCTCAGATACTGCTATTGGCTCAGCATTAAACAATGTAAGTGAGGGCGTTGGCGACGCTGTTGGTGGCATTGGAGAAGGCGTTGGGGACTTTGCCTCCGGAGCGGGTCAAGGCGTAGGGGGATTAGGTCAAGGTGTGGGACAGGGCTTAGGAGGTCTGGGTCAAGGCGTAGGTGCTGGTGTTGGTGGTCTTGGTGCGGGTCTTGGAAGTATGGGACAGTATATTCCCTTTGCTCTTGCTGGCGTAGCAATCTTTATGGTATATAATATGAGCCAGGGCGGTCGTCGCTAAATTGCGTTTAAAAACTCAAGAACAAATCTGTGTAAGAGTATATGGCTCATCAGACAAACGCCCAATTCTTAACTGAGAAGCTCACGAACTATAAAAAGTTTATCTCTGAAAACTCTTCCGACAAGGACAAAGTCAAAACTCTTGACTTATACGACCTCAACGCTTTTATGGTCTTCGGCTCACAGACGCTACTGCCCCTATCACAAACAGAGAAGGGTCTGGATATAGCAGTTCAAAAGACAATAGAACACTTTGCTCTCAAGGACACTCCCGAAGTCCGTTCCAAGTGCGGAAGATACTACCAGTTTCTGGTGGATTTTCTTTCACAGCCGACTGTAGAATAATGGACTTCGGAGCAAGTAGAGCAGACCGCAACCGTGAAGGGACTTACAAAGACGCAATGTGGAATACCTCTGCTCCAGTCTTACAAGAAAGTGCCGATAATATGATTAACGGTGTCGGATTTCAACAGCTCACAGCTATGGCAGACAATGCCGACCCACAGGGACAGACAGGCACAAGTCTTCAGAACGCCCAGACCCTTACTGCCTACAATATCACGCCCGAAGAGATGCGTCAGTCTCAGCGTCGTAAATTGGCAGGCAAGGACGGCAAGAAGCGTCTGCCTACTTGGGTCTGGGGTGTTATTGGTGTCGGTGCTATACTTATCTTAACACGCAAATAGAAAACTTATCTATCTTGAAGATAGTATGGTTTTGTATTACTAACGATTGGATGTCAATGGAGGCAACGCAAATACATTGGTCGCTCCGCCTCTGATTTCCTTATTGAAACTGGCAATATGGGTGCGTAGCTTCTCATTCCAGTGAGCTAATTCATTGCTTGAACTGTATAAATCACGCACCATCGCAGAGCGTGTATTGTCAAGAGGCTCGTTGGCTTGTTTAGTGTGAATTTCTGGCATCCAAGAGGGCAGAGGCAACGCTGGTTTTCCAAGACTTGTGCGTTTAGTCGCCCACACAGTGGGAGCGGGGTTCGCCCAGTTATACCAGGGTTTTCCGACTTGAGATTGGTCTTGGGGCTTTCCTCCAACTGTGGGATATGAGCGTGGCATTCTACTCTGGTTTTACCTTTGTTTCTACCGTAAAATCACCGGAAGGGAATATATCAGACCAATGCTCGGGCTCTCTATGGTTTAGAAGACGCTTGAATATGGACTTCTCTGACTTACTGATAATGTAAATACAGTTCTTGATGCCCCCTCCACACAAGTCATACTTCTCATTGTAGGCAATCACCTTCGCACCCGCCTCTTCTACGCACTTGAGGAAGTCATCCTTCGTAATATAATTCATCTCCATCACTGTGTCTGAATGATGAACCTTCTCAATGTAATACGGAGCGTGAAGCATTGCCAAGCCGTCTGCGTTTAGAGCCTCTACAATGGATTTGACGCACTTCTTCATCAGCTCGGGGCGGTTGTGCTGTAAGACAATCAGACTGAAAATCACATCGTAGCCCTTGGGGCAGTCTCCAGGCTCAACGAGGTGGAGGGGGTGCTTGACTTCGCAATCACACAATTTAGACTTCGCAATGTCAAGATGCTCTTGGCTAATATCGCACCCCTCACACCCCGCACCCCACGCCATCATCAGACGACCAACGCCACAGCCATAGTCTAAGACCCGGGGGTTCTCAACTTTAGAGTGCGTGTAATACTCCTCATAGATGTCCTTCAGGATTTGGACTGACTTCTTGCCAGTATCCCAGAACTCCGCTTCGTGCTCGGCAATATGCTCCTTGTGGAACTTGTCCTCTGTCAGCACTGAATAATAAGGGTCTTGTGTGCCGTAAGCAGACCAAACCTTCTTAACAACCTCTTCATCTGTCTTGGTAGGCATACCATCCATTTCTACTACTGTCAAGATTACTTTCTATAAATTTTAACGCAGTTCTCTGCCGTCCAAGCCGGGTGTTCCCAATCCGGGGTATTACAATCCAGACCAGATTTATTGAATATCTCTTCGTTGAAGTGTAAGCCCACCTTCCCAATCGGAAGACAATGACGAACTGAGGGGAAGACAACAGTATTCATACCAGCCTTCTTGTAGCAGGAAATCTGAAGGGCATCTTGACAATAACAGTTATTGTGCTCTCCAAGCTCTAATTCTTTATAGACTGCGTCCCAGTGCTTGAGATATGTTTGCCAAGTCTCTGTTGTTAAATTCGGCTGATAGGGGCGATTGGCAAAAACCAGAGCGTGTCCCTTTTGATAATAGGGAAACATCTGCTTCCACTTAATTTTAAGATGACCCGTCATCCAAGTGCTTTGGTAGTTGCCAAACAACGGAGTAGCATAGATAAGCCCCTTTTCTGGGTGTTTGTTCCAATAGTTCCCGCCCACATAGGCAACTGAGCGGTCATCTGTCGTATGAACCATCAGATTATACAAGGTTTTCAGATAAGTCTTACTGGGAACAAGGTCATCTTCCATTAAACACAGATAGTCGGCTTTCTTATTGTAAAAGGCATCTACAAGGGCTTCGTATTGGCGACAGCCAATATTCTTGTTCTCCTTGTAGAAGTGTTTATAGACATACTTACAACGCTTGGCACACTCACCGAGCCACTTATTGGCAACATCTGCCGTCGGCTGGTGAAAGCCTCCCTCTTTGAGACCGTCTTGATGATAGATAATAGACCACTTTTCCAAGTCTTCGTTTTTTGAGAGCTGTTCTAAGCATTGAGCCAGATACTCAGCACGATTATAGGAATTGATGACAACAATGCGGGTCTCTTCGTATTGCCCCAAGAACCAGGTCTTGCCTCTGATGTCTGTGGGGTCTTTAGAGCCAATAACACGATAGGGATGCTTTATGAAACCCATCGCATCTACCTTCTGGAAATCCTTGAGAACCTCTTGCCCGTGATAGTTGCCAAAGTCATCAATGATGAGCGTCGTATGGGGATACGACAACTCCTTACAATTCAAGATGTCTGCCTCTGGAATGCCGTGGAAGTGCCCTCCGTCAATGAAGATGACATCAAACTTCTTTGTAATCGTGGGAATGACAGTTCGGCTGTCCCCCAAGAGCAACTCGTGGCGACCCGGGAACACTTGGTCTATGTAATCTTTGGCTTTAGAGACATAGTCGTGGCATCCCAAATCCACGCTGGTAATCTTGAGAGTGGGATGGGCTTTCAATACAACTTCGCACCACATACCGGCATTGAACCCAATCTCCAAGACAGACCGGACTTCCGGATGTCTCTGAAACCAATCTTCAAACCACTTACCTTGAACTTCGTCGCACCCTCCCTCTGTGATTGTTAAGCCGAAAGACTTAATGAACTCTACAACTGTCATTCTGTCGGTGGGTAAGAAAAAGGGGCAAGAGGAATACCGCAGTTGGGGTGCTTGGGGTGCTTGGGGTGCGTTTTCAGTTGTCCCGTGTGAATGGGTTCTTCTTAGAGATAGATTGAAAACGCACCCCACGCACCCCACCACCCCACATTGCCTCTGAATTCTTTTCATCCCCCACCTTAGAATGGGAAACGCTCAGAGCGACCTTGAGAAGGCTTTTGACCCGAATAAGAATGGTTTTAATGCGTCTCTTAACAAGACCAAGACTGACCTTGAAAACACCTTTGACCCGAACAAGAACCCAGAATTCAAGGCGTTCGGAGAAGGCTTCGTCAATGGTCTTACGGGTGCTATTAATGTAGTTGGCAATGTAGTGGGAGCACCAGATATTCCAAGATTGGGTAATGGTCCGACGCTCTTCGGTCATAGAGAGCAAGAACAGCGGGAGGAGCAAGACAGACAACGACAACGGCAAGAGAATGAAAGACAACAGACCTTACAGAATATCAAGAACATCCCAGCCACCCCTCTGACCGTTCCCGATATTAAACCCAGTGGTGCGGGTGGCTCTCAGAATTTTACGATGCCTCCGGTATATGTGCCTCAAGGGACTTTTGTTGATAAGGAGGCTCTGAAACAAGCACAAGAGAAGGCTATATTTGAAACACAGCTATTGTATGGAGCAATGGGAACAGGAGGATTGCTCTTTTTATTTATGCTAAAACAAAATAAGGTTGCTTAGTAGAATGTCTGTATTTGGCAACACAAAAGCGGATATCGTTGTTGAGACAGGAACTAATCCAATCCCCATAGGAGGTGTATTACGAGTTAGAGGAAGAGCCAACGGTGGATTTAATCAATCTCAATATCAGCAAGGAAAATTCAGATGGTTTGGAGTAGCCACTGGCACAGAGCAGATTATAAGCTTGCCAACAGATAAGGCAGGGCAATTCACTATTAATCTTGAAATAACCCCGAGTATCCCAGTAGGTGCTCCCATTTCAGCTTCTTTTCAATACACTGTTTCACCAGCCACACCAGGCGGTGCGACACAACCACCAGCAAATACACCAAATCCTCCAACTGCTCCGCCAACACCGACCTCTATTAGTATTAGTGCCTTCACTGGCGGAGCAGACAGCGGATACGGTGGAACAGGTGTAGCCAGAGCCTATAAAATCAATGAAAATCTAACACCAGGTCTCAATCCAGGCTGGTATGTGAATGACGAGCGTAAATCTACCGGCTCACAATTCAATTACTTCTCATCGTATGCGAAGGCAGGAGACAGAATTTACGCAGTATTAGACGCAGACAAAGGTGGTCCGAATGCTAATCAGAATACTGGTATTCGTTCAAATACTATTATATACAATCCCAGCGGAGCAGATGGAGCAGGAGACCAGGGCACGCCTCCCCCAGGAACAACAGGAGATTTAGACGGTGATGGTATTCCAGATGAAGACGACCACGATATTGATGGCGATGGAATTCCAGATGCTGAAGACCACGATATTGACGGCGATGGAGTTCATAACGATGACGACGATGATATTGACGGAGACGGTATTGAGAACCACGCAGATGAGACACCGGCAGGCACAAATGTAAATACTTATGATACTTTATATACAAGAGCGTCTCAGGCTCAGTATCTGGGCGATGTCTTTCACGCAGACCCCACGCATACAAACCCAGCACCAGCCAAGGAAGAGAAGGGCTTCAGCTTGCCAACCCCGTTCCTTGTGATGGCAGGATTAGCCGGTGCTTTTTTCATCTACTCTAACAGTAAGAAACGATGACGAGCATCTATGGTAATAACACACCGATAGGTGCTGAATTGCTATTGCGTAATAACGATGTCGTATCTGCCAAGGATGAGACGGCTTGTAAGAACAAAGGCTGGGAGTGGTCTGAGGGTGTGAATGAGAAGTCGGCTGTCTGTCTGAGCCCTTGTCCCGAAGGCTATACAAGTGCGTGGGACGACGCACACGGAGCAATCTGTAATAGAACTTCCGGTGCGGACGCACAGGCAAACGCAGGAATAGCACGAGAGAAAGAAGCACGGCAACAGGTGGTGGCAGATAATCAAAAGAAGAACACAGATGTCTTTGTGAAAGACCCGGTGCCAGCCTCTGTCAAAGACAGCACCAGCACAATTCTGATTGATTTTGGCGGGGGTTTCAGAATTGACACGCAGGGTCTGATTGCCTTGATTGCCCTTGTTTATGTCATAACAACGAGAAAGTCAAGATAAGGTGATTTTTGCTAAATTATAAACCAGTCCTCCGGTATAAGATGGCTGACAATCGCACTTCTTCTGGCTCAATGAAGAACAGCAAAGCACCCGCTGTGAAGACCCACTACGATTTACTTGACGCTGGCGACAGCCAGAACGAGTATTACAAGCTCAAGGTTCAACAGCTCCGTATGGATAAGGCTTCTTCCTCCCTAACGGCGGAGGAGAAGCAGGCGATGGAGCTTGCGTCTGACCTTGATGTTCTAACTTGTAAGATTTTAGTGAAGCTAAAGATATTACCCGACTTCCACCCCGAACTCAACACGATGCGTGCCATTACGGGTATGGAGAGCCGTGAGGATATTGCCCGTGAGCTTGCCGTGAAGCACTACAACAAGGCGGTTGTTGATAGGTTCGTAAAGAAGTATGTATCCGTGGAGGGTGTCAATACAGTCCTCAACGCCCAGCAGACGAATATCCGCTCTGCCATTGGCGGTCGTCTTGGTCTTGCCGGCGGTGGCTTAGACGAGGCTTGGACTGGCTCAGCGGACTTCGCAGGTGGCACTTGGGGCGGATTAGCCCGTCTGCTCCCAGCTCCAGTTGCCAACATCGGTGCTCCAGCGGGCGGTGGCGAGTAAATCGTCGTAAATTGAGATGTAAAATCGCTAATCTTTTTTGCCAAGGGCAATGTAGATTAGAGATGTCAAGGCAACAGAGTTTCACGAAGACACTTACTAAGATGGGACACGACATCAAGCGTATTGCCGACGATGAGTGGGAAAGCGGTAATCCCATAGACTTCCGGGGCACACAGGCAAGAAACCCCTTCGCACAGCGTGCGTGGTCTGATTTTAATGACGACAACTATCTTGCCTTGGGCTTGGATGCGATGAGAGAGACGGGGGACAAATCAGGGCAATACGCCAGATACAATGCTGGCACAGACAGTCGTAAGGCTCTTGACATCGCTCATCTGAATTTAGATGATTACTACGGCTCACACATCACAGGAGCGGGTCTTCCCAATTCTGGGTCGGCATACAGCTATGATGCGTCTGCCTTGAAGGTTCTGCCAAAGGACATAGGGAAGCTTTCTACGAACGAGCAGGGAGATATTGCCCCGCCTCCAGGCGGTCTGAGACCCAAGGACTACAAGGCTCAGCGTCGCTCTATGGGTCTGCCAGACATCATTCCCACTCTTACAAAGCCAACTCAGCCACACGAAGTGGAGCAGGAGGATGATGAGCCACCAGAATTAGAGAGCACAGACCCTCACGCCAAGCCACCAAAGGGAGAGGCTGATATTCAGGCTGAGCGTATGGCATCTGCTTCTTCTGTTCCAACAAAAGCAGAGAGTGTCTTACACGGAGAGAGTTCCACAGGAGCGGGAGACTTGGGTGGCACGGTGCGTTTTGTCAGAGAGGAGCTTGATACAATGCGGACGGGCGGAGGTCGCACCTTAGACAGCAAGCACCCGTCTCTGCCCCGTATTAGAGCTGGCATCAAGAAGGGCACAGCAGAGAGCGAAAAGGCAAGGGCTGACGCATTGGCAAGTCCTAAGGAGGAGACAAAGACAGTGCGGTCTTTACCTATTACCGCAACAAAGAAGGAAGAGGGTGAAGCCTCCGCATCAGAGGGTGAGGAAGCAGAAACAGACGCAACAAGTCGTGCGGGCGGTGGAGGCGGAGGAGGACATAAGACAGGGCACAAGTTTGGCACACGCAGAGAAGAATTAGAGAAGGCGTTCCCAGGCATCAAGAATGGTCGTTCTAATGGAAGAGAGACAACTTACGGCTCACTCTCTACGGCTCAGCAGAAGTTTATGGTTGCCATAGCACAAGGTAAGCCAGGAAAGCTCTCTGATGACTTGATGGAGAATTACAGCATAGACCAGACTGATGCGGTAGAACGGCAACACGACTATATGATGAAGATGATTGACGCTCACGATAAGAAGGAGGGCAAGAAGGGTCTCACAGGCTGGGCTACGAATTTAACAGAGGTGGCTCGTGAAATCCCATCCTTGTCTCTTGGAAAACTCTTCAGTCTTTCCCCCGAGGGCAGAGATGTTGTGTATCAATCTACCAAGACAATGGGAACAGGCTGGGCTAATCCCAAGATGAGAGCATTGACAGACCACGACTTAGATGTTCTTCTTGCTCTCTACGGACGGGTCAAGGCAGGAGCACCACCTTCTACCCGTGGAGAAAAGGCTGTAGCGTCTGCTGTAAGCAAGAACGCAGAAGGCGAAGCCTCTGTATCGTTTGGAGAGCGTATGAAGCGTCTGAAGGCAAAGGGATATGAGAAGTAAGCGAAGCAACCAAGTGGTAATTCCGGCAAAGTTTTTCTGGGCGACTATATCAGAATGGTCGCCCACAAGTTCGCAGAATTAATAGAGGCTCTACAAGCAGAGAAGAACCGTCGTAAGACAGAGAAATCGGCTGGGAAGCCGAAGCGTGTGCCTCCTATGTCAAAGAAGATGGCAGAAGAGCACAAGCGTCTTGTTGGTGAATTAGAGGCGGGTTCTAAGAAGAACGCCACGCCAGAGGCAAAGAAGGCTCTTGCCAAGGAGGCAAAGACCCAGAAGGCAGAGCTCAAGAAAGTTCCACAGCTGAAGAAGGCTGGCAAGAAGGAGACTGAGATGGCTTAGGCTTGAATGTATAGCGACACTTCTTTGTATTTGAATAGGCAGTCTTAGTCTTACCAGCAAGACAATATCTAATAGATGTTCCCGCAACACCCAAATCTGCTATGGCTTTCTTTATAGAGCCGTAAGAGGTTTCTTGCTTATCAGAGAGCCGGACGGCTACAATCTCTCTTGGGGCAAAGTTCCACTTGGAGAGGTCAATCTTCTCCCACGCCTTCTTGATGTTCTGACTATGGGTCAGAGCTTGAAGATTTTCAATTGCGTTATTGAGTTTATTGCCATCCTTGTGGTCTATTACCATTTTCGCCGGAATGCTTCCGTGGGCGTGTGTATAGATAAGACGATGAGCCAGCCAACACTTGCCCGGCATACTTATGAGACAATATCCGGCATTCTGAGTATTTCCCAGAACCCATCCACGCTGATTGATTACAGTCCCCTTCCCCACATTCACTCTATAACCGTCAAATCCCTTGAGAGCTTCGTATCCAGTAAGGTCGGTCTCCATAGTGTGGTTCATTCTACTTACCCGGAGGTAAAACTTCCTTCTTATCAAACGCACTTAGCGAATGGAGGGACAGCCACTCAAGTCCCCGCAGGTATTTTTCAGCGTTGTCATCTTGAAGGTGAAGAGCGTCCTTTTCATTTCCATACTCTAAGATGCGTTTCTCTCCCCATAGCCGGTTGCGACTACACCACGGCACTCCCACTTGGAGGGCTTGTATCTTATTCAATCTTAACCAATTGGAAATAACTATGTCATCAGATTTCTTGAGGTCTGAATTCTCAAGGCACTTGGCAACATAAGTCGTGAAGGAGGGCTGGAAGAAGGAGCGGTGATAGACGGGCAAGCTGTATCCTTCTACCACATCAACGCCCTCTGTCTTCTTAGAAGCCTCAAGAACCAGCTTGAGATTGTTGCCTCTGATGCCCCAAGTCCGCAGGAAGCAACCGCTGAGAGCCATAGCGGGCTTGACAGTGAAGACCTCTAACATACGGGCATACAGTTCTAAGATATGAGGCAAGTAGTCTATGTCATCATCTGCCGTCGCAAGCCAGACATCGTCTTCAACCGGCACAAGTTCCAGAGTGGGGAGCAACTTGGTAATAGCCCCATAGTCTAAGATTGTGCGATTGATTGTGAGTTGCCGGTGCTGAAACAGCATCCTTTCAAGCCAGTCCGGTATTACATATTCCTCATCAGTCTTTCCGAAGCGATAGGGGATATTGATGACAATCTTCTCTGCCGGGTATGTTTGGTTTAATAAACTTAGCAGGGTCTTCTCCATCTTGTCAATACGGCTTGGTGTGGTCGTTAGGCTGACCCAGATTTTCATTCTGTATGGACGCAAGATTTCTTGTGATAAAATATAACGCACTGAATTATAATGGGAGCTTCTCAGACCAGACCTCAACCAGAAGGTTTAATGCCAATTCCTCAATCGTGGCGTGGAATGCGTGCGGGTATGACAGAGAAGACGGGACAGATGATGCCTTGGGATGTGCCAGCCAACGCCCAAGCTCCTTCTACTCTTGCTACGGGTAGTATGATGGGCTCTCAACTTGTAGGAGGGGCAAAGCACACACGGATGGAGCATCCAGTTATTAACGCCGACAGAAGTGGTATTACTGGCAATATAGGTGGTGGTCGTCTCAATCCCTATGGCGGAGGGGCTCTTCAGCAGATTGCGATGCCTCTCAGATACGCACCTACGAATGAAATGCCGGGCGGTCGTCTTTTCCCAGAAGGTCTGACAGAGCCTCGTATGGGTGGTGAAGTAGTTCCATCGGCACAGCCGGGTTCTGCTGGAGGCTGGGGGCGTGAGGGTCGTGTTCGTAATGGAAACGCAGAGCCAACTTTGAATACTGATAATTTCGGGAGTTCCTTCTATTAAAGATGATTTCAGTTATATCTGTAATGAGAGGTCTTGTATATAGTATATTAGGAGGACTATCAGTCTCTCTAATACACTATCATTTAATCGCAAAGCCGTATCTGAATTCTCAAGAAAGGGCGTTGTGGGGTGGTGGGGTGCGTGGGGTGCGTTTTCATTCATTCTCTAAGAACGATGCCTCCACACGAGACAACTCAAAACGCACCCCAAGCACCCCAAGCACCCCAACCTCCGAACTCTAATAAGGGATTTTCACTTGAGACCTATTCTGCCCTTCAGTCCTTGGAGGGATTAGAGCAAGCATCTGGTCGTAAGTCAAGCCGTATCCGTGCTTGGCAACAAGAGCCTTGGGAAAATGCGGTCTGAAGAACACAATAGAATATCTATCACCACTTGTAATGGGCTTCACAGAATGAAGCGTATTAGAAGCTTCAAACTTGAAGGGTCTGTGGCGAAGGTCGTAGAGCTTTCCATCAACCTCTAATTCACCGCCCGTATAGTCTCCGAAGGCAACCACACAGCTCCGTCCATCATTGTTCTTGTCTTTGTGAGGCAAGGCTTGGTAGTTATGATTTAACATAATTGTTGTATAGTTGATTTCGGGACAGATGACCTTTGCCAACTCTCTGGCGTATGTTAAGATGTCTTTGTATTTTTCGTTATTACGGCTTTCACCAACGCCATAACAGCGTCTCGGGAGTATCCCGAGGCTCTGAGAACGCCCCGCTCCAGAATTGAGGCGTTCATAGTAAAGACAGATAGTCTGCTTCTTGTAGCACTCAAGAAGCTTGGCAAACAGTTCTGCGGGGTAAGCATCCGAATGAATAATTGACATATTCTGATATTGATACATAAATCTTCTCCAAGATTTTCACGGTCTCAATTAGAAAAGATGGCTCTTAATCAAACTGCCAAAGATGTGTATGAAAGCGTAAATACAGCTCTTGAAGATGCGACGGGCTGGTTCTCACAGTTCGTGAAGCCGAAGCCAAAGAACTTAGATGATTACCGTGCCTCTACGGGTCTTGGTATTCCTCAGTTTCCTAAGGGCTCTGGCGTTCAAGTGAATGGTCGTATGCCAACTCCCAAGACACCGGGACTGGGACGCAAATTAGACAAGCAGAACACGGCTATTAAGTTTGACAACGCAACCCGTAATCTTGTAATCCCCCGCAACAAGGACTATGCGGGTGTTGCTCCAGACGCAATTGGCGTTGCCCCGGCTGGTTCTATTATCTTATCAAGCCTACAAGATGAGCGTGTATCTTTTGGTAGTCGCAACAACGCCTCTGGATGGTCTTCAGCCGTAGCATCTTTCAGAAACATAGATAGTGGTGAATTCACATCTAACCGCACAGAGCAAAGTGTTTCTGCTCCAGTTGGCTCTGCTCCAGAGGGAGAGATGCGTTAAGCGTCAAAAATTGAATTCACCCCGGCTTAAAAAGTAATCACTAAATAGTTAATAGAATGGTTGTCAAGTCTGAAATCACCAAGAAGAATTATGATGGCAGTCTCCGTCGTATGCGTGAGGGAATGAAGGTGGAGGGCAATGAGTGGTTGGGAGACCACGGGAAGGTCTGTGCGTGGATTGATGGGCTGACGCTCTCAAATAGTAGCAAGAAGGCTTACTATGTTGCTGTAAAGGCGACTTTACGGGACGCAAACAAGTTTCCGGAGGCTCAGAAGATATACGATGAGAAATTCAAAGCTCTTGCGGAGGGCATCTACAATGAAAGCAAGAAACAACTCACAACACCGGCAGAAGCTGAGAAGACGCTGACTTGGGCGGAGGTCTTGGCAGTGAAAGAGAAGATACAGCCCAAGGAAGATACTACAAGCTGGACTGAAATTCAAGACTGGGTCATCTACAGTCTCTACACGCTTCTGCCACCGCTCCGTGCCGACTACAGTCCTATGATGGTCTTTGACCGCAAGCCGAAGGAAGACAAAGGGAACTATATGATTTTGCGGAAGACGAAGCCCGTGATTGTTCTTAATGATTACAAGACCTCCGCAACTTTTGGACGGGTAGAGGTGCTTATCGGTGAGGAGCTTATGGAGACACTGAAGGTCTGGCGAAGCTTCAATCCTTCAGAGTGGCTTCTTATGAAAGACGACGGACAGCCTATGACTTCTGACGGTCTCAGTCAGAGGGTCATCCGTATCTTTGAACGCTTCACCGGCAAGAGCACGGGCATCTCAATGCTCCGCCACGCCTATATCACAATGAAGCGTTCTGGCAAGGAGCTCAGTCTTCTTGAGAAGGAGGCTCTGGCACACCAGATGCTCCACAGCACTCTGACGAACGAACTTTACAGACGAATTGACGCAGAATAGTATGGCGTTCTATGGAATTATACAAAAATTTGAAATCACTTTTTAGTTATTCTCTACTTAAAAAAGAATAACTAAATAGTAATTAGAATGATTGCCCCTTTTCGCTCAAAAATTGACGGCTCCGGCGACCAAGTTTCACCAGTCAAAAAAATGGAGTTCCAGAGCCACACAGAAGCGTCATCCCCCGCAACAAAAATTGACCGTTCATCGCCGGTAATCGCCACCATCCCCGGTTCTATGTTTCCTCTTGACCTTCCTTCTGTCATCTTCTGCCAGCAGAACAATCTACTGTGCTACTCCGCTCACGCCAGCCCTTTCTTTGACGAGAAGAAAGGGCGGGTCAGCAAGGGCAAGGAGTTTTCCAAAGATGGCGACGGCTTTCGCACCGTTCCGGTCAAGGGTCTGGTTGGCTGGTCGCCAGACGCAATCAAGAAGAACGACAAGAGCTACACGATGGTGATGATGAAGACTGGCTCTGAGAGCGGTAAGATTGTGATTGACCTTGACATCAGCGGAGGCAAGACGGCGGAGCAGACCTTCGGCAAGGAATTGCTTCTGAAGCTGTCAGAGGAGTGTGGCTATGTTGTCAAGACTGGCTCTGGTGGCTTTCACTACTACTTTGACATACCAGAGGGCAAGAAGTGGAAGCGTAAGATGAATGTTGAGACCTTTGCGGGCTTTGATACGAAGGGTCAGCTTGACATCTTAGCCGACGGAGGCGGTGTGATTATGGAGGGGTCGCACTACACATTCCAGAACATCAAATACATATACACACAGCAGATTGAGGGTAATACGATGGACGACATCACAGAAATGCCCGATTGGTTGGTGGAGGCGGTGGATGCTCTTTATGAGACGAAGCCCGAGCCTCAGCCCGAGCCAGAAGTAGAGGACGCACCCCCACCACCCCATCCCAAGAACGAGATAATCACCCGGTCTGTCTCTCCCAATGTGAAAGCCTCTATGAATGAGATTTCTCTTATTGCGAACCTTGTCCGTGGCTGTCTTCCTCCGCTCTTCTTCGTGCCATACGACAACTGGGTTCGGTTCATCATCTGTCTCAAGTCAATCAACAATACAGATGCGTGTAAGGAGATTTGCGTATCTGCCTGTAAGACCGCCAAGAAATTCAACAACAAGGAGGCTGAGACGGCGACCCGCCAGAAGTGGGACGAGATTGTTCCAGATGGTCGTATGACTATGGGGACGCTCCGCTACTGGGCGAGACAGCACAACGAGAAGAAGTATGGCGACATCTTGAAGGCAAGCTATGAGCTTCTGCTTCTTGGGAGCGTCAATGATGTAGCGGAGGTCTTCGCTCAAGAGACGGCGGGTGCTCTTGTTTATGACGCTTCTTCAACCGACCGTGAGCCAGTCTTCTGGCGATACTCAGAAGACCAGCGTCTCTGGGCTGTGATTGCTGAGAGCAGTCTGGAATTCTACTTCGTTCAGACGATGCCCTCTGTCTGCGAGCGTATCCGCCGTGATATTCTTGACCGGTCAAGAGGCGAGGCTGTTCCGGGTGAGAAGGCGAAGCAGATTGCCAAGATATACTCTACCATCAGCGGAGGTTCTGGTGGCAAGTATGTCAAGCCACTGAGAACTATTATGAACCCGACGCTCTCTTCCAACAACTTTGCCGACCGGTCGTTCTCTCTGAACGACCGTCCAGAGTTGCTTCCTCTCAAGAACGGCGTATTCAACTTCAAGACTGGGCTTCTTGAGCCCTATGACCGCTCACACTTCTTGTCCTACAAGATTGACATCAACTACAACAAAGACGCAGATACTTCAGACATAGACAAGGCGATGGCGATGTGGTATGAGAACGACCCAGACCGCATCTGGTTTATGAAGTATTGGCTGGGCTACTGCTTGACCGGCTACAATTCCAGACACGAGTTTATGGTGGTCTATGGCGAGGCGGGTGGCAACGGCAAGTCGTTGCTCTTCAACGACATTCTGTGTAAAGAAATCTTCACCAAGGCAATCTCACATACTTTCTCAGAGGACGCTCTCACCAAGAAGGGCGGTCATAACGACAGTCTTTACAATGCCAAGGGCAAGCGTCTCTGTGTTCTTCCAGAGGCAAGCAAGAAGGGCACGGGACAAGGCTACAACATAGAAGCTATTCTGAAGTGGTCTGGTGGCGACGAGTTCAGTGCGAACGCCAAGTTCAAGAACGAAATCACCTTCACCCCTGCGGGCAAGATTGTCTGTCTGACAAATACACCTCTTGAACTACCCGCCAATCACGGAGGTGTAGCCAGACGCTACACTTGCGTCAAACAGAACACTCCGTTTGTCAAGCCAGAGATATACGCTCAATACTCTGAGGAGGACAGAGCGTCTGGTCGTGTCCGCCTACAAGATGATGCGTTCGTCAGCCGTCTGAAGGCGAACAAGGAGGGCTGGATTAAGTGGCTGATAGAGGGAGCTCTTGACTTTATGGCGAACCCGAAGAAGTCTGCTCCTGCGTCAATCATTGAATTCTCTAACAAGACCCGTGCGGAGGGCGACAGCTATTCCAGCTGGCTTCTGTCAAACATTCTCATCACTGGCAAGAACACGGACAAGCTCAAGATGTCTGAAATCAGTGCGGAGTTCATCAAGAACACGGGCAAGTCCCCCCAAGACAGCAAGAGCAAGGGTGAGCTTGCGTCCCGTCTGTCTAAGATGCCCCGTATTACCACCTCTGGCGATGCGTCCAAGGGTCGTCTTGTCATCCAAGGCGTGGTCTGGAACATCGGGTGCGACCCTTCTTGCGACGAGGAGGAGGCGGAGGCTCAGCACGATGCCTTCACGCTCTGGTTGGGCGAGCGGAACAAGACAACTGCTCTTGCTCTTGAGTGGCTGGCTCTGAAATAGTCCAGTTAATCGCCTTCAAAAATTGAATGGCTGGCTGGCTGGTTGGGGGGCACACCGCAAGATGGCTGACTACTTGAGACTTATTCGTTCAGAGACTATGGGTCTTGAGATGCTGAAGATGTATGTGAATGATGATGAGGAGGAGATGACGGATGAGACCAGAGGGTATATCTTATCCAAGCTACTTCTGAATGAAAGAATGAGAGCGATTGTCTGGATGGCTGGAAGAGAGATGTGGCTACAATGGACTGGTGGGACAGATGTGTATGCTGACATCTGGGGAGGGGTCGCCAAGAAACCACAGCTACAGTATCTCCTCTATTGGACTAAGAGGATGTGGAGAGATTGAGGTGGTGGGTTGCGTGGGGTGCGTTTAGACTTGATGAGGACAAACACGAGCTGAGCCTCCCGATGGCTTGAAACGCACCCCACACACCCCAGCACCCCACACAAGACACACAATACCA